TGGAACTCCTCATCACCCTTGAGGCGCTCGATCTCAGTGATCGCCCTTGATCCATCGGTGATGTTGAGATCTCCCCCACTCGTTCCCCCACGCTCAACGTCCTCAAGCATCCCAAGCCCAACGGCATGAAACAGCTTAATCAGCTGAGTGTTCGACCCAAGGTTCGTATCCTCCAAGAAGTTGACGACTTCCTCATCGCCAAACTTCTTGAGCACCTGCCTGGCAATATCAAGGTTGGCGTCATACTTATCACCCCACGCCTCCTTGAGAGCCGCGATATTTGCGGCCTTCTCCTGCTCTACCTGCTGCTTCCCAGCCTTGATCGTCCCATTTGTCTGCTCAAGGTAGTACTTCATGAGCTGTGGGAACTGGCGATTTGTGACACCAATCTTGTGCATGAACGCCTTGGCCTCCTTCATCTTCGCCTCGTCAAGGCCAACAGATGGGTCAAGTCCCTCGATCTTTGGAAGCTGGTATAACTCTGGAGCATCAGGCCTCCCAATGGCCTTAAAGAAGTTGTTCCACGCCTCCTCACCAGCGTCATTCCCAGGGACTGCCACCCTGTTGGCGCCAACTAGGCGCTGGGCACTCACGAATCCCTTCGTCAGGTCCTCGATGGTCTTGATATTGGCCAGTGATGGCGCAGTCTTGTATTCGTCAGGGAGTTGAAGCTTCGCCGGGTCAAATGCCATCTGACCAGTCTCAACCGCCCCACTGCCACTCGCGCCACCTCCTCCGGCGCCCCCAGCGCCATCTGGCGCAAGGAGCATGGCTGCTCTAATCTTCATCTACGACTCCTTTCTCGATCATGTCCACCATCTGTGCGTGATCCTTCCTTGCGAAGCGCAAGATGGAGAGGGCTAATCTTCGGCTGCCCTCATTAAGTGCCGTCTGTTGCTGGTCACCTGCAACAAAGGTAGTGCGCGTGGCATATCCCTGCCTGAGTATGTCACGCAACACTATTTCTCCGTCTGGCGTGCTGAACAATCGCTCATACGCGCCATGCACGTGAATTCGTTGTGCGATCTCATGTACCTTGCTTCTTGCGCCCCTTATCATAGGAGTGATCCGCCCGCCAAGCCGCCCCCGGTCTTGGCCTCGGCATCCGCCAAGTTCTTCACCGCCTTGCTCGCAGGCTCAGCGACCTGCATGAGCTGCTGCGTCTGCTGCTGCTGGGCCCTCTCAGCCCTAATCTGCTCAACGTCCTTGGGTGACCTGATCGTGTTCCTTGGGACCCTCCTAGCCTTGGCCATCTCCTGGGCGACCTCGTCAAGGTCGAGGGCATCCATGACATCTGGTCGTATCTGTGCGACGGGCGTCAGATCATTGATGAGCCTCGACATCTGATTCGCCCTTGCCCCGAGCTGTGCCACCGCGGCCGGCGAGATGTATCCAACCTTGAGCCGCCTGCCCTCAAGGGACGGGGGTGCCTGTGGGATCCTCCCGTGCTCATTCAGCAGGAAGTACGACCTGGCAACCATTGGCCCATGCAGCTCAGACGTGATGCGGCCAAAAATCGGCGCGAGCAGCCTAAGCTTCTCATCGCGCCTATCGGCCACCTCGTACGCGGTCATCTCCACGTTCTCCTTCTCCATTCGGATCCAGTCCGCGTAGAAGCACTTCTCAATGAATGCGCGCTTCTGCGCGGCCTTGTCCTCGCCCCATGGTAGATTGCCCTCGAACCTAAGTGCCTCGATCTTTCGCTCCTCCTCCTCCTTAAAGATGAGCGACCCTGGGCTCGTCCTGATTGGGAGCATGAACCCCTCATGCCCAAGCACCAGCGGCGGATCAACCTGCTTCTGCCCAGCCTTCAGCAGCGTGCGCTCCATGGCGTTCAGCATCTTGACATCCGCAAGGCACTTCTTCGCCGGGCCGCGCCCATAGGCCTCGCCAGATAGCTTCACCCACCTAGCCACATGATATGGCAGGGTGTCGTACCCAGACTCGCCCACGAGCTCCTTGGTGGTGAGGCAAATCCACACCGATGCCACCCTCTTGTTCCTGGCGTCAAGCTTCCTGGGAAGCCTGTCAGTCCTCGGGAATGCGAAATGCGCCATCTGGACTGGCCGATCCTGATCCTTCTTCCCGTACTCCATGAGCTTGGGCGGGAGCATCTGCCCAAACTCCTGGATGCACTGCCTTATCGTCCACGTGACCTCAAACATTACCGTGTCGACCCTTCCCTCATTGTCCTCGAGGAAGTACGCGGTCTGAAGCGGCTTGGAGCTGAACGTCAAATCCCCCGTCTTGTTGCTCCACCCCTGAAACAGGCAGAGCGTGCCAAATGATCCAATGTCCATGTAGCACTCATGGAGCGCCATATTGAGGCCAACGTCCGCCCGCCTATATGAGGAATAGATGAGCTCACTCACCTCATCAAGCCAGTCAAGTGCGTCATGCTCCAACTTGCCCTCCCCCTCGACCTGAAGCTCAAACCAGCGCTCAGCCGGGTTCGACAAATAACTGTGGAGGGCCGAAGCAAGCTGCTCAAGGGCCTCTGGGGCCGTCCCATCAAACATCTGCGCAGTTCTCACGTGCGAGTACTGCCCAGTGATCGGATTGAATGACACAGTCACGGGCCTCACGAAATCACGGATATCGTTCCAATCCGTGTTATGCGGGGCCCGCAACGTGTAAGCGCGCTTAAGGCGCTCAAGGCAATACTCGGTGAGCTTGTCCATATTAGCCCCCAAGCAGCTGCTTGATCCTAGATGTCAGGTCAGTGGGCTGGCCCCCAGTCAGGATCGTTGACTGATAGCCAGTGCGCTTCCTCGACCTGGTGGCACTGAGCGACGACCTCGCGGCATCGCCCTTACTTGGTGGGGCCGGGGGGTCTGGGATTCTTGGGGCAGAAGATCCCCCGCCCCCGCCCCCTCCACCACTGTAGCACCTTGTGGAGCTTGGCACGTACGAGTGTCCAGGTACCGGCCGCTTTGTTTCGCATAACATAACTTCCTCAACCTTTCTGTATCATGCCACATGATTGTTTGTTTTCCCCGAATCTCCCTCGCCCAGCCAATACGTGGCAAGTAGTACGGCATGAGCGAAAAGAACCTGCGGAACGCGCCATGTCCCGCCGCAAAGAGTATGAGCCACCCCCCACTCTCCTGGTACCCCATGAGGCAATAACCGGGACCAAGAAAGACGTACCCATGTTCCATGCAATAGGCAACATCATCGACGAATCGACGACTTGGCATCTTTGTGTATGCTCTGGCAATCTCATCACAGATATGCATACTCATCAACCGCAGTCTGCTGCGGAACGTGGCCGTGCGAGAACCTGCTAATCTTATCCTTCAGGCTCATGCACTTGATCCTGAATGCATCCGCGGCATTCGACGTCCAGTCGTGAAGTGGGCGATTCCTGAAGCACCTCCCCCTGTCATCCCAGTCCTTCCTGTACTGCCTCAACGCCTCAATGCCCCTCGCGCACCGCTGCCCATCAAACACCGCCCTAGGCAGAGTGGATCTCACGATCTCAATCCCATCCAATACCTGGTGCTTCTTGCATGGCTTGAACTTGATCCCAAGTTCTCGCGCCGTCTCAAGGCGCGATTTGCCAGTGCCAAGTTCACGAACCACTATGTCCCACGGGGCATTGTGCACGCCATAGAGGTACTCGCCGAAGTACTCGTAATCCTCGACCTGACCCTTGAGCACCTTCGCAAAGTGCGACAGTCCCTCCCCGCTCGCCTCATAGTACGCGAGCACCCTGATGTCGAACGGGCTGATCTGGTAGAACCAGATCGACGTCACGTCGTTGATCCCAAGATCCCACGCAGTGTTGACCTCCATGCGTGGGTCATACGGGATCCCATCCATCCTGATGCGCCCGCTCACCTCCGCGGCCCTCATCTGCTCACCATAGTATGCCCCAACAAACGGCGCGTCAAAGCTGTTGAAGAACTCCTGCTGGATCATCGGCTCAGGCATTCCCGCCTTACGCTCCTCCTCAATCACCTCATTGGAAATCACCGGGGTCCCATCATCCCTCCGCGTCCCCGCGTCCCCAGCCACCAAAACCTCTGAGAACCAGCGATCATTGGACTCGGCCATCTGGAGGAGGGTGTACCCATGGTTCCGCCCGCGCGCGGTATAGATGAAGAGCGCCCACCCGCCGTTCTCCGCGAGGATCGGCCTGATGTAGTCCCACGCCGCAGGGTCATGAAGTGAGTACTCGCTGAAGACCACGCCTATTGGGTTCGTGCCAACGAGCGAGTTGATGTCGTCAGTACCCACGACCGAGTAGTTCGAGCCATTGAAGAACTTGACCCGCATCTCGGTGTTGTTCCTCGAGTCCACGAGATCCGGGTGAAAGTGGTCGAGGAATGCCCTGCCGTCCCTGGTGTGGCCGTTCCACACGATGTTGCGCCCCTGCTTATAGGTTGGTAGCATGTGCCAGTATGTCCCGACCCTCTCGACGATCTTCGTCTGGATCAGGTTGATCGCAAAGAGGTCCTTGCCGGCGCGACGGTGCCACACGGCCACCCCGCGCTTCCCCTCCTCCTCGCCCTGGAAGTACCTCCAGGCGCGCATCTGGTACTGCCTCGGCTTCCACCGATATGGTATGACGACATCAGCCATTGCCCATCCTCTCAGACTGCACCGGTATGGCGCGCGTGCGCTCCTTCCTGACCGACCCATCCTCGCCGTAACGCACAACGGAGATGTTGTGGTTGTGCTCAATCGCGCCCGTGACCTCCACGCTCTTCAGCTTCGGCGTGGCATACCCCAGCAGGTCCTGCAGAATCCTCACCCTCAATTCCGTCGCCCTCGTCACCAGCAAATTCCCCTGCTGGTCCCTGCACGTCAATTCCGCATCCCTCAGCCCCGCCACGATCTCGATCAATTCCCGCGCCGGGTTGAAGTCGTACTTCTCGAACAGGACGTCCAGCGCCTCCCTCAATTCCTTCGCGCTCCTGGCCCTCCTCACTCGCCTGTCAAGCGCCTCCACCTTCCTCTGCAGCTCACCAACCGACCCAGGGTCTGCAAGGTCCACCCCGGCCTCGCGCGCCATCATTCTGGCCGCGATCTCCTCCGGGCTTGGTATCATCCTCTGCATCCGCCAAGAATGTGGCACGTGCCCCGCCCAGAGTAAACAACAATTTTCACTCGACGGAATTTTCCTGGATAGGGCCTGGCGGAGCGCGGCGCCCGGAGCCTATTGCTAGCGGCTGGTTCCGGAAATCCCCCGGCTGGGCGCGTGGCATGGTGTCAGCACATCGCGGTTCCAAAAACACCCCCCTGGGCGCGTGTTCCAAGATAAGCTGTTGCGCGCAAACGACTTAGGCGCAAGTTGCAGGAAATCAAGCACTTGCGACTCGATGCCGCATAAATGGCACTAGCCGCAATGATTTAGATCTAAGGCGTACGAACCATAACACCTGTCAATAGTGACAACCAGGGTCACAGCAGTCGTAACTTGTTCGCAATCAACGACTTACCAACAATCGCATAATCATCGCATATCCGACATTATGCACTTTAACATATAGCAACAGTAATAACTTAGCAATTTTTTGACGACCTTGTACAATGGGTACAATGGTTTTGTTAATTTTATCAGGCCAATATAAGATCTTATAGCAGCAATGATTTAGACATAGACCCAAGTGGTTGTACATATTGTACAAGCCACTCAAAATCTCAGTAAGTCCTTTATAGTCAACAACTTAAGTGTACAATGGCAATTATGCCGACATTGTATCATCTTGATAGTCAACAACTTAAGTGTCATCTGTTAATTCTTGACCATGCTGCTCAAAACGATACACGCGCCTAAGTCGTTCACTTGCAATAGCTTACGACTCATCGTGGTCAAAACGATACAACATGGTCAAGAAGATACACTTTGATCGAGTCGTAACTTATTCACTATCAACAGCTTACGACTATGTTGCAGCTGCAATAGTTTACGCATAAGTCGTTTGCTATCAACATGTTACGAGTGTTGGCATGGTTTCTTCTTACATACTTGTTAGTTCGCGCGCAATTCCGCGTGCGACGAAAATAGAAAGGTAAAGACGGTTATGACAACATATAAACTGCAGGCGGCAAAACTGACTGGCATCAAGACGCGGCAAGTGCGTGCACTCATGGTGATCTGTGCGCGAAATCGCGGGCAAGTTGCAGACAGCCAGAAGCTTGATGAGATCATGCAGAAGTCCGGGCACGTGCTCAAGACGCGGCAGAATCCCGCCCTCATCTTCCGGTACTACCTGCGGCAGCTCGTGTCCGCTGGCGCGGTCATCGTGGAGAAGGCGCGGAAGGTCACTGGCGCGGAGCTGATTGACGGCGCCGGCATCTAATGAGCGCGAAACGCGGCGAAGTGACTAAGCCGCGTCCACGGATAAATCTTCCGTGCTGACGAGCGCAGAATCGCCGTATTACAGAAAGGTACTGCAGTGAAGGTTACATACCGCGCGACCGTCCTCGCCCGCGATGGATCCGTCCATAACGGCTCCATCGAGGAGACGGTGCAATACTCGGACCGGATGTCCATGGCCGCCGTGCGATCATCGCTCTGGCGTCGGGCATTCGGAATCCTCAACCGCAACCAGATGTATGATTCGCAGGACTGTGCGATCAGACTGGAGCTACTATGAGAATCACAAAGGAGATCGAAATGCGGTTCACTGAGATGATGCCACACATGTGTCTGAATGACCGCAGAGACAGGGCGGAATACTATAGGCAGTATCCGATGGGAAGAAGAGACATCGCATGCGTTCAGTTCATGGACGTTGCGAACGTATTCATAGAGGTCGACGTCTGCGGCAATGTGTTCGCCGCACAAGTTGACCTGTTCCCAGGCGTGAATGCCGATGATGAGGGAAAGATATGGCTAAAATTTGCCGCTCTCAGGGAGTTCCACGCCAAAGCACCAACTTATTATGCCAAGGCACACGCGGAATTCTTCAAGAGCCTGCGGCCATAGGACGAAACCAGGGCGTGGCAAGCCCTGGTCCAGCGGTTGATGCCGCTGCTGACGAGTCCCCGGCAGGGACCAACAACAAGAAAGGTAGACAGCTATGGCAAGAATCGACGTGAGGGATCTGGAGCAGGAGCTCCATGACGTGGAATCGGAGGCCGTGTGGTTCATCCAGCACGGGCGAGACGAGGGATTGACGCACGAGGAAGTGCAGATGAATCTGCGGGCGCTCCAGTCCCAGCGGCAGACGCTCCTCGCGGAAATTAGCGCGATCCGCTGATATTGATGTGTACTGTGGCAATTGCGCGCTATATAATACACGTATGCGCGCAATTGCCGACAACAGGAGAATTATGCATGAATAAGTATCAGGTCATATTCGCAACAGGATTCGTGGATGCCAACACATACGTGGATTGCAGGGATCGCCAGTTCTGGGCGAGGGACGTGGGGGACGCGTGGAATCAGGCGATCAGGTACCAGGCGGAGAATTGGACGATATTGCGCAAGCACGAGATCGTCCGCATCAACAGGAGCAAGTAACTATGAGACAGGTACGAATAAACAGGCTAGAGACCGTGAGGGATCAGGTGATCTACAGGGTGGAGTTCTGGCAGCGGGACACGGGCGGGCTTCCGGGGGTTTGGTCACAGGATGGAACCGCCTGGCCAGTGCATCCGGCAGACATCATGGTGATAACGAATGACTGGGTGCTCCACGGCAAGAGGCCTCAATAGGACGAAACGCCCGGTGACAGCGGGCGTCCGCGGATAGTGTGTCCGCGCTGATGAGTCCAGGACGACTCGGATAGTGAGGCAGAGTCATGAGAATCACGATCATACAGACCCTGACGCGGCGGCTCGAGGCGGAGATACCAGACGGCCTCGACGCGTATGAGGTCGGGGACGCGGCGATGGAGATCACCGGGACTGAGGAGTTCCGGAGGACCGAGGAGATGGTGAGCATGCAGGTAGTTGGCCCGGACGACCACGTCATCTGCGAACAGGAGTGGTAGAATCGGGATAATCTTTGATATGTGAAGACGTGTCAGAGATTCCTCCCGACGAGGCCGCGTAAATAAGTGAAAATACTTGTTTACAAGGTAAGTGACGTGTGTTAGTATACGTATGATGGTGATCGCGGTGATCATCACGCAAATAGAAAGGTAAATATGGCAAATTGGAATTGCAGCTTGAGCGCGATACAAGTCCCGAAGGGTCGGGCGTCTCGCAGAAGGTTCATACCCCCGCCGCCCATCATTGTGCCAGTCCCATGGAGGACCGAGGCGCAGATGATTGAGGCCGTGGGATTCTACCCGGGGAAGTGGCGCCTGTCCACCAACCAGCAGGGGCACATCAATTGGTCCGGCGAGCAGGGCGTGAAGATCGCGATTGATCGTGGCCACATCCTGTTCTGGCTCGGGGAAGACAAGTGCAAGATCATCAACGCCACGAACTTCGTGGGACATCGGGAGGAGGTGGAGGAGAGTGCATAACTAATAGGACGAAACGCGCGGTGACAGCGCGCGTCCGCGAGTATGGTGCTCGCGCTGATGAGTCCAGCATGACTTGATAGAACGGAATAACTATGAGCAAGAAGAGCAAGACCACAAAAGTGGCGACGCCCAAGGGATACGAGAATCTCGCCCTGCCCACCAAGACGGTGGGAGGGCGAAAGATCGTGATCACTCCTGATAGGGGCATCGTCGTTCTCCCCGGAAAGGGGTCGAAGGTTCCTCCCGGCATCGACATCGACATTGAGTTCGAGGACATGGACGACTTCCTGAAGAGGGGTCGTGGGACCGCCATGGCGTATCACGCGGAGTTCCTGAAGTTTGAGGCCGATCCCAAGACGAACTGGGAGGAGGCCGCGATGTACGTGTGGGCGTACTTCGTGAAGAACGGAAAGCCCATCCTCGAGGGACAGGACGCCGAGGGCAAGAAGGAGCGCAAGTCCACCATCGGCCAGACCCTGTATCGGCGCGGCACAGAGACCTCTTGCGCGGTCCACACTCCGCAGGCCAAGGCGTGCTTCGCCCTGTTTGAGCGGTGCATCGAGCAGCGCGAGAGCGTGAAGGAGGAGGAGCTGCGGGCGTTCGTGGAAGCGCACGCCACCGAGCTGCACACGAAGCAGGACCCGTGGCGCATCTTCCAGTACTATCGCCCTCAGCTGATGAAGGCTCACCTGATCACCAGGCAGTAGTCCAAGTGCCGGGAGGGCGCGCCAGTGCGGGCGCCCTCTCAACAGGAGACCAATATCGTGGAAACTGACAAATTGATCGATGAGCTCGTCGGGCGCAAGCTCGACCGAGAGCAGTGCAACCGCCTGATACTCCTCGTGAAGAGGCAGCGCGAGAGCGCAAATTGGAACGCCACCATTGGGTGGAGGCGGGGCGACCGCGTGAAGTTCCGGAGCGAGCGCCATATCAGGGTCATCAGGGGAACCGTTGATCGCATCGGGCAGAAGTACATCTACGTCGACTCAGGCGAGGGAAACTGGCGAGTTCCAGCCTCCTGGATCGAGAAGGACGACCATGGATCTTGACAGCATAACCAAGAGGGTGTGCGACGAGGAAGTGGCGCGACTCAGGGGGGAAATAGAGGCGGCCATCGAGCCACTGGAGGCATTCATAGGTCCGTGCAATCCACAGATTACCATCGCGGGCCACAGCAAGGAGGCTGGCGGCCACGCGGTGGTGAGCGCGGACTTCTTCTACCTGAGGAATCAGGTCGTCTGCTGCCTGGTGGAGTACTTCAGGAGGAGCAGGTGCGAGAAGGCGATCCAGGAGTTCATGCGACGAGTGAATGCGGGAGACAGGTAATTTTCCCGCACACTTGTAGCAAATAGTAGTTTACATGCGTGAGTGCGCATGTTAGGTTAGGTGCGTGTGAAACAACAGTGGCAAGATTGCCACGACAACGGAAAGGAAAGCAGCCATGAGTAAGGAAGCGAAGAAGGAGACCAAGCCCGCGCCGGAAGGCGAGAAGACCAAGGGCGAGTTCGGCAACCGCGGCGCGAAGGACCTGTTCAAGCGCGTGTATGCCGGGAGCAAGCCGGCGACCACCGACAAGAAGGTCGCGCCCCAGGCGCAGGTGATCGTGAATGCGGTCGAGACCGCCGGGAAGGGCGGGATCACCCGCGAAGACCTGGTCAAGGCCCTGGACGGTAACCTGACGACTCGGCAGCCCATCGGGCGCATCGTCAGCTATTACCAGAAGCCCCTCATCGAGGCCGGCCTGATCACCGTCGACAAGGCCTAACGGCCTGGTCGGGAGGAATGCGGCGCGCGAAGCGGTTATTACCTTTCTTGCTTCGCGCGCCGCCAAAGAATTCGATAACATGAAAATCTCACCTTGGGCGTGGATGCTCATCATCTACGCGTTCATCGCCCTCATCCTCATCTTCTAATATGATGCAAACTGCAAGATTCACGGTGGGCGCAGAGCTCGACACCGAGGAGTTCGGCCATTGTCGAATTACCGAGGTATTTCGCGGATGCCAGGGGCGCGTGGCATACACGGTCAGGCCGCATGGTGGCCCGGAAGAGTTCCCGGCAGAGTTCCTGATCATGCAGGATGACATGAACCTCCCGCCATTTCCAGCGAATGAAGAATCAGTTTAAGCCCATGCTGGCCGCGAAGTGGCCGAAGGGCATGCCATTCGAGGAGTTTCTCGGGCACATCAAGCTGCCAGCCATCGCCACGCCAAAGGTGGATGGCATCAGGTGCTTTACGAACGATACCCCAGACGGGGCAAATCGGTCATACCCAATTTGCAGGTCGCTATTGCCTGTGCCAAACAATAGCATCCGGCGCAAGATCGCCTTTGAGGCAATGCCCGGACTCGACGGGGAAATAGTGACATACTCAGACCCCACCCTCTTTAACTCCGCGCTTGAGGCCCGCAACTTCCACGAGATTCAATCGGACGTGATGTCGTCGCATGGAGACCCGCACTTCATCTTCTGGCTCTTCGACTATCTCGACCTATCCAGGGACCATCCGCACATGATCCCATACTGCAAGAGGTGGGCGGAGCTTGAGTCCCTGTCCCTCCCGCCATTCTGCAGGATACTTCCGAGGGTGTACGCCAACACGGTGAAGGAGCTCATGACCTTCTACGAGGTGATGGTGGAGCGCGGGTGGGAGGGCATCTGCTGGAGGCACGAGCACTCGCTCTATAAGTACGGCAGGTCGACCCTGAGGCAGCAGGGTCTTGTCGCTCACAAGAAGTTCGTGACATCCGAGGCAAAGATCCTGGGGTATGAGGAGGAGCTGAAGAACCTCAACGCGGCAGAGAGGAATGAGCTCGGTTACCTGAAGAGGTCCAGGAAGCAGGAGAATTTGGTGGGCAAGGGCAGGCTCGGGGCATTCATCATGGTGACCGAGGATGGCGCCACATTCAAGGTCGGGAGCGGGTATAGCGAGGCGCAGCGCCAAGTGTTCTGGGAGCGCAGGTAGGAGATGGTGGGCATGACGATGAC